GTCATATATATTATGATATGATGTACAGAATTGTTGTAATCCCTTCAAGGTGAAGGCATCTTGGACGGGGGTTCGATTCCCCCCGGGTCCACCAAAAGGATTTTTATGGATCAATGGAACGATAGATTTCCTCCTTTAAATTTGTGGAATCATAGTCTATATTGGCGGTGGTTCCACGAATTTATTGAAGAAAGTTCTTCTGATGGGCTCGACCGGTTTCGACAGGGTGAGATAGCGGAGAAGGCAACACAGTAGGCGATGACTGTAAATCAAGCAAAAATAGTAACTGCAAACGATGAAAGTTACGCTCTAGCAGCTTAAACATGCTAGATGAGGTTTCGCAAGGTGTCCTTATCACCCAATCACCTTGCATATTTTTTTAGATTTATTTAATGAATATCAGTAGAAATTTTTTATGCTTGTTTCTATAGATAATACAGACAGAAACACCTGTCTATAACTAAGGAGAAAATTATGTGGACTAAACCTACTGCACAAGATATGCGTTTTGGATTTGAAATCACAATGTACATTGCTAATCGCTAAATAAGTCTTGTGGGTTTGGTGGCATCACCCGGACTTGTTCCAAAAAACCACCGCATTAAGTAATAAAAACACTAAATACATATATCGGTTCGCCGATATACACACAACACACAGGAGCAATTATGAGTAATCTTACACCGTTCGAGATTCGTCTTGAACTTCTTAAAATGGCGAAAGACCTTTTGTTGGAAGAATATCACTCTAGCAAAGATCGCCTAATCAATGAATGGCAAGTAAAGGTAGAGTCCGCTAAGTTAAACGGACAAGCAATACCTGAACATCCAGCCTTTCCAACTTATCCCACAGAAAACGATATCATCAACAAAGCACAGTCTTTGAATGGATTCGTTTCTAACATCACAGCAGAAAAGACACAGAGCAAAAAGTCTGCCTGACGGGAACAGAGATGCTTCGGCATCTCTCTAACTAACAAGGAGAAAATATGCGTTTTTTAACCGTATTAACTAGTATTTTATTTGCTATATTTTTAAGTTTCTTTGCATTTGCTTTTTCGCAAATACCAATACCCACTAAGTTGGATGTCAAACTTAGTGATTTAAGTAAAGATGCCAGAAAAGAAGTTGAGTGTTTAGCGCAAAACATTTATTTCGAATCCGCTAGAGAGCCCACTGAGGGACAAATTGCAGTAGCATTTGTCACTTTGAACAGAATGAAAAGTGGACGTTTTCCTAATTCATATTGTGAAGTAGTGAAACAGAAAACACAATTTGATAGGTATGTTGTTTGCCAGTTTTCATGGTATTGTGAGGACAAACCATTGGCGATTTTAAAGAATCAGGGCTTGACAACACGTAACAATTCATTGTATAATGAGATTGTTGAATTGTCTTTAAACTTTTATTTGAATCACGATAAAATGAAAGACCCAACTAAAGGAGCTCTTTTTTACCATGCGGATTATGTTTCACCTGGATGGCCTAACATGAAAAGAACAGCTTACATTGGTAGACATATTTTTTACAACAAAACGAAATGGAACGCTTAAACTATGGAGAACTTAATGAGTAACGAATCAAACAACAAAAGTTATGCTGTAATCTTTTCTATAACTGTTATAGTAATTTCAGCTATTATTGCTATTTGTATTTACGGATTGAATGAACGTAAATTGATGGCATCGAATATTGAAAATGCAATTTCAAAAGGAATCGATCCACTTTCTGTTCGTTGTTCCTATGCAAGGGGTGATGACATTATCTGCGTCACACATGCAGCATCTGGTACACGTTACAAATAAAATAGGAGATTTTTGTTATGGCTGTGCAACAACTATCAGTAAATACGCTTAGTAATCCTGCTGACCGCGAGAAACTTCTAGGTGTTTTAAAAGAATGTTCTAATTCTTTGACACGTATGGAAGGAGAAAAAGATTACATTAAAGAAGCAACAACTAACATTGCAAAGGATCTTCAATTACCTAAAAAACTTGTAGCCAAGATGGTTAAAGTTTATCATAAACAAAATTATGATGAGGAAGTTGCAGTACATGAACAATTTGAAACTCTTTATGAAACGGTCGTAAAATGAAATATACATTTACATGTGAAGATGATTACTCTAACTGGAAAAATTCTACAGAATTCTATGCAGAGTCATTAGATGAAGTTCTACAAAACTTTGGTTATTTTTTGAAAGGATGTACTTTCCATATTGATGGCGAGGTTGATATAGTGAACGATCATATTGAATCTACTGAAGATATTTACAAAAGTCCAAGTAGTATGGATTTCATAGTTGAATCTCTATCGTCATGGAGTAAAGATGAGAACAAACTTATGTCGCAACCAGAAAAATGTCGTATTTGCGGTTTTGCATTAGATATTATGGCTAGACATGATTGTTATCAACCCGGATGTCCACTTACAAAATCTTTGTAAGGTATGAAATTTATGCCGACCAAAGATGAAATGCTTAAATTTGCTAAAACTATAGAATCACTAGTTGCAAATACGGATTACAATTACATTGAAGCTATAGTAGAACATTGTAAGCAAACTGGTCTTGAAATTGAGGTTGCCGCTTCACTCATCAATCAAAATTTAAAAGCTAAGATTGAGAGTGAAGCTATGAATAATAATTTATTGAAGGTGAAAGGTAATCGATTGCCAATATGATAACTGGTTATGAGGCTTTTGGAATATATAATGCTCTCAAACTACATTTTACTCAGGAGTCATATGATTACTTTAAATATAATGGCAAAACAAATGTTAGTTTGAGTTCTTTTGAAAATAGAAAAGACAAATGGCACTTTACTAAACTTTCAAAAAAGTTTAATTTAAAAGATGACCTAGTCTTTTTTATTGTTTCTAATCTAGTCAACAATGAAAAACTTTGGATTGGAGATTTGTTAAATGATGATGCTGATATACAGCATATGAAAAGAAAAAAGGTGATACAGTCGTTCTCATATGTTTTCGAGAATGATTGTGTCAAATTATTTTCTAATATTGAAAATCCTAATGATTTGTTATTAGTTGATGAAGGTTCTCATCCTAAATTACTCACATCGTGTATGAGAAAAGAGATTGAGATAGAAACTCTCTGCACTTTAAATTCTATATTAAACTTTTTTCCTATGTGGAAAGAAAAAATAGAAGATACTATTATATGGCCATCTTACAGAATGAAAGTTTTGAAATACAATGATTTCTTGAATAAAGATCAAACAAAAAATAAGATAATATTAAGGAAAATATTAAATGCTTAGAACAATAATAACAATAATTGCATTGACCATTTGTACCTTTTCTCATGCGAAGCGAGAAGATCCTTCAGTAATTCACTTTGATATTTCTGAGAAAAAAACTAAAATTGGAGAGAATGTTGATAATACTAGACCAATTGCGAGTGTTACGAAACTTATGACAGCTATGGTTGCTTTAGACTATAACACAGATATGAAAAGACAATTGAAATTGGTCAGAAAAGTAAAATCTAGTTTGCCACCCAAGAGTTATACTAGAGGTGAATTGTTTGAAGCTATGCTAATTCGTAGTGATAACGCAGCGGCAGAAACATTAGCATCAGACTATCCTGGTGGTCGAGAAAAGTTTATAAGAGATATGAATATACGTGCAATGATGTTAAACATGCCGAATACTAAATTTGATGATCCTTCAGGATTAAGTCGTAATAATGTTAGTACCGCAAATGAAGTGGCGAATATGGTTATAGAGGCTTCAAACTATAATATGATAAAAAATATAAGTGTAAAAAAACACACATTGATTGAAACAAAATATAAAAAGAAAGTCAGAAAAATTGTATTAAACAATACCAATAGACGAGTTCTTTTTCAGTTTGATAATGTGATTGTCAGTAAAACAGGATTTACTAATCCTGCTGGATATTGTGTAGCAATTATGGTAGAACAAAACAATCGTAAACATGCCATAGTAATATTAGGAGCTAAAAACTCCAAAGAAAGAGTTGACACAGTTAAAGAAATCATGTATAATAATATTATAGATGGCGAATCTCATTGAATACCATGAATAAAGAATTTGATAACATAATGAGTCGAATAAAAAACCTGAGGGAATTTGAGGTTCAATATACCGTTCCTGATAGTTTTAATTTCAATGGACCTGTTCCTTTTGATATGTCCATCAGTGCTGGTATAGCATATGTTAGAGTCATTGCCGTGACTTTGGAAGAAGCAATGACAAAAGTAGAAAAATATTTCGAAGGAGAC